GATGTAAATTTATTAGACATTGTTAATGTCTTACACTTGCCATCGTTTTCATAGATGCGCGAATATCTTTAAGTTCTTGGCGTAATTTAAGTCTAGTCTTCCAAACCTCTAAAGACATAGGAGCAATTAAAGAACCAAATTTTCTACCATTAGCATTATACATTGGATATTGCAAAGCTACTTTTATTTGTTCGCGTTTAACAACAGTATAAGATAAAATTTGACTTAAAAAAGTAATTGCCTTTTCGTTTCTAACTGACCAAGTATATTGCACCGCCCACCGTCTACTATGAGGTAGCGTATGTTCACATGCCTTAATACTTCCGCCAAACATATCAACAAATATGTCTAAACATTCCGTACTAGTTTGAGTTACTGTAGCGTGTAAAGATGTTCTTTGCCCAAACGTGGATTTTTTACTTACAGATAATTCAATTACGACAGATCCTTCTCCGTCAAAAAATCCCGCCGCCCACGCTAGTTTTAGCTCTTTACTCATTGAATGAACATTTCACGCGGCACAATTCGCCAAGCCGCTTTCTCACGGTCTTCATCAGACGCCTGCTGCCAAGCCTCGTCATACATCTGCTTAAGCATAGGAATCCGTTCCGATGCTTCTGGAATCTTAAGCGCCACATAGTACGCCAACCCCGCCACCATTGCAGGTAGGAAGCGAAACGGAATGTCCTGTGTGTTGACGCCAGTCCCGGCATCCAGCATTCGGCGAAGTCGCCAGTACACAAGCTGATAGGTATCGGAGACGTTGGGCACGGGCCACAACGTGAACGTCGGATACTGCACGCCATCAGGCTGCGTAGCCCCGCTCTGCCGGTTGATGTAAATTTGGATCGGACGACCCTGCGCGGTCTTATTGGGTAGGCTGGAATAGGTCGAAACGCTAATGCGCGAAACCGGGATGTCCGATTGAATCGAAGTCCCCGCATTGGTACGAATAACGTGTTCCATCAAGTCAACGGTGTCTACGGGGAGGGGGTAGGTAGCTTGCCCTTGGGAGAGGGCGACCGTTTCTGACTCGACTGTCCACAAATTAATCCCGCGATTCGCCCACTCGGCAAACATCAAATTAAGACTGCGCCGGGCCGTCCGAAATTCATAACCAGTTCTCAACTCCGCGCCCGCCCGCTCAAACGCCTCTTCGATCAACTCGTTGAGGTTGAGGTTAAAAGTCGGGGGAGATGCGGAGGTAGTCATTATTAAGTCCTAAATTTTGCCGTTTTTTTGGCAATCTTCTTGGGCTGGGCTACGAACTGTTTGCCCGCAGCTTTGCCCTTTCGTTTGGCCTTGGTGGTGGCCGCATACTCAGCAGAAGAAAGGGACTTGATGGCGTTTTCTGGCAGGTAGCGTTCTCCCGTTTTGGAAGACGGCTTGCCCGACTTAGTGCGCCACTTCTGATCCCCCCACGCTTTAAGCGACTGCTGTGGAGCTTTCATCAGTCTTTGTATCCGCCACCAGCGTCCTTGTACCTCTTGGCAACCAACTGCGCCTTGCGGGCTGACCACTGCCCTGCTTTAGTTCCATGCGTGGCAGCAGCTTTGACCTGAGACACGATCTTCTTACGCAACCCCGGCTTGGTGTAGTTACCCGCTTCGTTTACGCTACCGCCTTCATTGAATTTCTTCAGCGTCTGCGCCAACCGCGCACGTTTGCCCATCAACCCCGGAGCCTTAGCAGCTTTAGCAAGTTTACCCGCAGGGATGGGTTTGTCACCCTTGACGCCCAAGGAGGCACGGAGCGCCCCCGGCTTCTTGATAGCCCCGGCGATCCAGTTGGTGCTACCGCCTTTTTTAAATCTATAATTTAAATTCATCCCGCCGCCGGTAATTCCGCCTTGGTCAATATCCCCAGACCCTTCGGGAGTAGTATATTTTCCTTTAGCAAGAAACCCTTCTAAATACGGAGTCAAACTAAGATTTTCAGAGAGGGGTATATCGTAAGACGCGCTGCCCCCTGCGGAAATTAAATCCAAACCTTTACGTTTAGATCTACCTCCACCTGCATTAATTTCTAATCTAGATTCGCCGCCTTCCTTAAACTTCTTCACGCGGCCACCGGCTTTGAAGACTTTCACAGGCTCGTTGCCGTCGCGCTTTTTAATCGCTCGGGTCTTAGCCTTACTGATAGCCCCCATGCCACCCTTACTCAGCGCCTTAGCCTTCGGCATTTTCGCTTTGCTCATGATGCCCATACCGCGTGAAACTCTCATCGCATCGTCCCTTTGGTGTGGCCTTTCTTGCAGCAGCCATCCCCGCGAGTTTTAACCACCCCGCCTTTGGCGTAGGTTTTGGTTTTCACTTTGCCGCCCTTACGCATCTGCTGCGGTTGGGCAACGGGCTGGCCGATGTTCAGAGGGCCGTAAGCTTGCGGAGCGGTACGCACGCCGCCCACTCCGGTTTCGGAACCAATCTGCACCAACGGGGCGTTGTTACCCAACCCAACCCCGCTGCTAGAGCCACGAGGTTGATCAAAAGCGGACTGGATTCCAGAAGAAGCAGTGCCGCCATCTACAAATCGCTTAGTCCGCTTTTTCATCATTACATCTTCACTCGCTTGAGCTTGGTT